CAATCAAAACGTCATCCACTTTAGACGGGTCTTTCTCGTCAGTGGCGTGAATACAGAACCAAACGCAGTCTGTGATGGCTTTTACCCCATGCACCAGACCAGCCTTAATCTCAATGACAGCAGGGGCATCAACGATGTCAATCTCTGTGCCCTTCAAAACCGCCACTTTCCCAGATGCAAGAATCGACAAATGACTGAAGTCATGAGTGTGCTTCAAAATGGCAGTGCCAGCAGGGATAACCGCTTGCTTGGCATACAGTCCATCGCTAAAGTGGTGAGTGATCATGCTGTTCTCTTGTTTAAGCAATACGGTAGCGAACTACGACGATACCGGAGCCACCGCCAGCAGCGTTTTGTGGCCCGTTGGAGGTTCCACCACCGCCACCACCACCTGTGTTTGCCGTACCAGCAGTTGCAGTCCCGCCAGTTCCAAATGCGCCACGACCACCACCGCCAGAGCCACCGGAGGAGTGAGCGTCAATAACTGAACCACCGCCACCACCACCGCCATATGACTGAGATGATCCGGTTTGAATAGAATTGGAAATACCAGCGCCGCCAGTTCCAGAACCACTGGTGGATGAAGCTGTCGTACCCGCAGCCCCTGCACCACCACCACCGCCACCTTGACGGAATGCATTTCCTTCAGACTTGACGCCGTTGCCGCCAGCATTGCCTTGGCCTGATGTGCCAGCACCACCGGGGACGTTTGATTCCGTAGCGCCTGGAGCGTTTGATGTGCCACCACCACCGCCAGAACCACCAGCGCTACCAGCAGAGAAACCTCCACCGCCACCGCCGCCACCAGTAGCCGTCAAGCTAAAGATGGAAGAGTTGCCACCATTGCTGCCATTACCGCCACCAGCCGCAGCACCGCTGCCGCCGCCGCCAATTGTTGCGGAAAAAGAACCCGTGGATTGCACGGTTGTGCCCGTGAGGACGCCACCAGCGCCGCCGCCACCACCAGAGCCAAAGTCTCCGTTGATGCCAAAGCCACCACCACCGCCGCCAGCAACAATCAAATAGTCGATGCCGTTAAAGCCAGTTGTGCCAGCATTGCTGATGCTGATTGTGCCGCCAGAGGTAAATGTGTGGACTTTGAAGGTCTGCCCACCAGAGGTGTACGTTGTTTCAGAACCACCAGAGGCAATAATGTACCGAGATTTTCCGTACAGGTCGCTCATGGAAATAGCACCAGAAGGTACTCCAGCCAGCGCACGAACGTCCGCATCGTTTAGGCTGATCTGCGCCGTAGACGATTTTTGCAGTTCGACGTTGACCTGCGCCAGCGTGATAGTGCCTGAACTTGGGAGTGCCATTACACAGTACCGTATGCAGTTACGTTACCAGACACAACAGCGTTGCCGCTTGCGTCCACCTTAAAGCGACGAGTCCCGTTATAGGAGGCAACGATGTCTGAACCGGACTGCGTAAACGTCCAGTTGGCCGTAGCCACACTACCAGCCGTGCCAGATGTGTTACCCGTGACGTTACCCGTGACGTTGCCCGTTACGTTACCTGTGACGTTGCCAGTGACGTTGCCAGCAAAAGTTCCAGTCACAGTGCCTGTAAATGTGGGCGAGATTAAATCAGCCTTGGTTGCAACCGCCACCGCAATGTTGTTGAACTCGGTGTTTATCTCCGTGCCCTTAACAATCTTTAGCGGATCACCAGAGGACAATGCGTCCTTGGTGGCGAAGTTGGTGCTTTGTACGTAATTGCTCATGATATCTTCCCATCTTTAGACTGAATCTCAATACGCTGGATCGACAAAGGCGCTCCGCTTATATCTGATTCGTAACCTGTTTGCACAATTTTACCGCTGCCTGATGCTGGGATAGACAGTGTTTGAAGTGCAACACCCTCTGAATATTCCGCTACTGGCACACCATTCGCACCGTACTCGGCAGTTCCATACTCAAACACACCCTGAATAGGAATCTGAGCATTGGCCGCCTGGTAGTTGGCAGCAAAGTCAAAGCCAAATTTCACAATCAAAAACTGATTTGTGCCACCGATCACCACCACCTTGATCCGCTTAAGTAAGCTGGTGACGTTTTGATTGCCCAAATCTGCATGGTTCGTGTAGTACATAAACCGATATGGGCTGGTGTGGTCTTGGTATGTGCCGTACTTGCACACAAACCCATTTTTGCCAAGCAAGACATCGCCATTGCGTCTTGACAGCAAAGAAGTAGGAGCGATTGAGTCCCACCGAGTCACCCTGAATGAGCCGTCTTGCAACTGACCACGGGTGTCAAAACAATACACCTCACTCACAGAGGGCAGTGTCAACAGGTAGAAAGCCTTGGTTTCAGAATAGACCGACTTGATGTTCTTCTTGACCTCGCCGTTAACAATCTGGATCAAGTCATTGCGGATGTTTTTGGACAGATCACCAACAGGTAAAGACTTCTCAATAATGGTTCTGGCAAAGCTGCGGACGCCAGAGTTTGACAAGAACAATACATCCTTGCCTGTCTGCTGGATGGAGTCACGGGCAATACACCCAATACCACCCACGGAGTCGGCCAACAAAAACGTCACGGGTGAAGTTCCCGCAGGGTTGTTTGCACCAGAATACACAAGAATCTGACGCGAACCAAAGATGATCAGGAAGTTGTTGTGTGCGGCAAGACCCGTAATGTTGTCCGCACCGTTGGGCCAAACAGTGTTGATGTTTAGCGAACCAGACGATCCACCCGTCCAGATGTGCCCAGACAGCAAATCCGAGAAAGTGATCGTCACGTTGTCGGTTGTTGTGTCTGCCACCCACAAACGCCCGTAAGCAGAGATAACGATGTCTGCCAATGGCACAGTACCTGCATACCCAGATTTCTCGCTTACGCGCCGAAATGTGGTTGTGCTGACCGCTGGATCAAAGATCAAAGGGTCATGGCCTTCTTGAAAGAAGTACGTGATGCCGTTCAGTGAGGCAACAGACCAATTACTCGCCGTGATGGTTGGGGCAGTACCTCCACCACCATAGGTCAACTCAACCACAGCATTTGAGCCATCCAGCTTGAACAGCTTGTTGTTCCCCGCAAAAAGGATTGTCAGAGTCCCGTCAGCCTGAACCAACTCATGTATGACAGTGACATCATTCGCGCCCAAATTACCAGAAGAAGCGTTAACGCGACTGAATCCCTCACGCGCCCCAACACGACCAAACTGGTCAATGATGCAGTTGGTCGCCACCAGAGCAAAGCCACTCGCCAAGTCCAAAGGCGAGTCTTGGGTATTCAGCCCAAAGAACCCTGGCGCTGAAACGCTTGCGGTCTGGATGACTTGGCTCATATGGCTAAAAACTCCTGCTGTTCAGGGTAGCGCGTACCTTCCAAAGCAATGCTGTCAGCCAGCATCCCACGATAGAGTTGGTAAGCCTCAGATGAACTCAAACCCTGGTCTTCACCACGCTCCACCAAAGCCCTTGCATAAGCGTTCTGCACCACTAGGGTATCTGACACCAAAACAACCGTGCCATCAGCCGTTAAAGGGGCTTGTGGGACGGTTAGAGAGAAGGGAATGGAGTAAACACCATCAGGACGGGGAAACAAAACCACTTTGGTGTCGCCGTTGTTATCCACACCATCAAAAGCATAGTAGTTTGGCTTGCCAGATACTGGTGCAGACAAGTTCTGAAAACGGTTCATCTCTACGAAAGAGATGTTCTCCATCTGAATCAAGTCAGTGACGTTTAAGACATCTTGGACAGAAAACTTCTGTCCCGCGCCTGTCAGTGAGTAAATGTATGTGCCGGGGGTTGTGGTGACCGTGATGGTCTGACCCAACACGTTCCAGTTAAAGGCATCCTCAATCTGGCGTTTGGCATCATTGACGAAACGACCAATCAAAGTGGAATAGGCAGTCTGAGCATTGGTAGACACTTGGGTTTCGCGCAAACGAACCAAGACATCGTTGATCAACTCTAGGAAGGTCATTTTTTGTTCCTTGCTGTGATGGCTTTAGCCTTTGCTCGGGCATCCTCTTTGGATGATGCGCCCCAAGCCTTGAGACTTAACAGCAAGCGAGTGGGCTTACCATCCTTCATCTCTGGCCCAGGCATATTGCCCATCCGTGCGAGAAAGGAGGCCCGTCTAGGGTTGTCGCCACTCTTTACAGGTGGCTTTAGATTGCCACCCGTCTCTGTATTGTACGATGCTCTGCCCTTGGCGTTCAAGCCGCCTTTTGGATTTTGACCAGCTTTTGTTTGCCAAGTGGGGGTTTTCATCGGAATCCTTTAGTTGCTGCCCCGCAGCTTTGCCAGCACGTTTTTCAAGTGTTTTAGCAGCATACTTAACAAGGCTGAGACTTTTAGCCGCACCCAGTGGTAGCCATCACTCACCTGTTCCAATAATTTTTGGGAAACTTTCATTTTTTTGCCTTTTGGGGTGGTGAATGAGTCAGATTTTTGCTGCTGGCGGTGTGTTTTGCACCCGTCATCAAAACACCACCCTCTTTGTGAGTTGGGCCTTTATAGGGTTTACCACTAGGCAGGTAGTGTTTGGCTTCCTTGCTCATCACTTGGCCTTTTTAGGGGGCTTTGCAGTCTTTGCCGCCGCCTTGAAGTCAGCAGCGGAAGGTGCAGCCTTAGAGCCGACCTTGTTCATTTTCTCGCCAGAACCTGCCTTGATACGGGCACGTTTGGCATTGATGTTTGCGTAGAGTCCAGGTTTCATTTCTTTTTCGCCTTCCCTGCTTTGCTCAAAGCAATCGCAATTGCTTGCTTTGGATTCTTGACCACCTTTTTATTGGAGGTCAACTCGCCAGCCTTGTACTCGCGCATGACCTTGCTGATCTTCTTTTCAGCTTTGGTTTTCATTTCTTTTTGGCTTTGCTGGCTTGGCTCTTGGCAGTCCGTGAACCGCGCAGAGGCATGGCCTTGGAAGGCTTACCAACCGCCACCATGATGGTCAGAGGCATAGACTTCTTTTCTTTTTTGTCTTTAGGCATCATCATGATGAATCCTTAAATGGTTGATTTACGTGGACGCCCCATCTTCTTAGGTGGGGGAGGGTTCATGGGTAGAGGCTTAACCTCTGGTTCTGCTGGTTTCTCATCCACCCGCACATAACCTGCATGGCCCCGCATGGTTTCAATGTCATGCTGTTGGGTGAAGGTGATTGTGTTGCCAGACTGGATGCAACGAAATGTAGCCATTGTTCTCTCACTAAAAAGGGGGCCGAAGCCCCCGATTTAAACCATGCGACCAATAACAAGACGCACAGTGGTGGATCCTAAATCCACTGCTGCACCAGTCGTGTTGGTTGTCGCAATCGTCACTGTGTTTGCAGCGGAGACATAAGCACGGCGAACAAGCCCTGCCTCATCAACACCAGCAGACATAGAAATCACCATGTCGCCCAAGACAACGCCTGGAACTGCCACGGTATCGGTTGCTGCCGCTTGATCGGCAACGGATGCCGAGTTCAAAGTGCAGGTAATAGCCCATGTGTCACTGAAGACGCCACGGAACTGGTCGTTACCTCGACGCGAGGTAATTGCGGTTGCTGCTGCCATGATCTAACTCCTTAAAGTTAACGCCCCCATTTCTGGGGGCTTGGGGGTTAGGCTGGCACGACGAGAGCAAACAAAGATGCAGACTTAGCCGCACCCACGGATGCTGCGTTACGCAGACCAGCAACACCATACAAGGTGTCCGAGGTGAACAAGGTTGACAGGTAGTCTTGCTTGTACTGGACTTGCGAACGGATACCCATTTGCTCAACCAGCACCATCGAATCACGGTGACCCATCAAGCAAACACGGGCAGCGTTTGTGCCGCTGGTCGTGTCAGCGTTGGAGGTGGTGAACACGGGGATGCCGTACAGGTTGCCGATTTCGCCGTTGCGGATTGCATTGCCATCACCCACAAACGCTTGTTCGGTGTAACGAGCCAAGCCCATCAGCGTGTTACGGCTAGATGGTGGGATCACAAAGAAACGCTGATCCATTGGGGTGTCGTTGTCGTCCAAACGCTGAATGGTGCGACGAATACCGGCATCGGTCAATGCGCTTTCGTTGTTGTTTGCAGCAACATAAGCGGTAGTACCGTCACCACCAGCAAAGCCACCAGCGTAAGCACTGTTTGCAGCGTTGCCGCCGTTAGAGCCACGACCCACTTGAACCAAGTCGCTGTCCACAGCCTTGGACAAAGCATAACCAGCGTCCGAAGTGTAGAACTGGCGCAAAGATGCCAAGGCTTGTGCTTCAGTGATGTCTTCAATGAAACGGCTGTATTCAAAGTGACGGTTGATGCTCACCAAGACTTCCGACTCAGTGTCGGCAATCAAGGTAACAGCAGTCGATGCAGCCTTCAAAGTGGCGCTGCCACGGGTAGGCGAGGGAATGTGAACCGTGTCACCCTTTTTGCCCTTGAAGTTCATCTTCATGACGAGGTTCGCCATAACGAGGTTCTTCTTGTAAGCAGCGACGATTTCATCGCTCCAAATCTCAGGGATAAAGGTTGCTGCGGTGGTATTGGTTACCTGGGGGGTAGGATAGGCCATGTTGAATTCTCCAAAATTAAAAAGTTAGGTCATTTGACCCGACCCTCTGCGTACGCTGTGAGAATTTCCTCGTTCAGCGCATCGTATCGGGCTGGATCGGTCATTTTGAGACGGATCAGGTCTGCCCTGCGGTAGACTCGTTTGGAACTCTCGCCACTCCCCCCCACATCAACTTGTGCAGCTTTCATGCTCTTGGCCCGTGTAGCGTCTGACGCTTTCTCGGACTGTTGAGCCTTGATGCCACGCAACTCTTTGTAGGTGGACAGCAGTTCATTCGCAGAATCGTAGTCAAAGTCACCATCAGCACGTGCATACAGCCCCAAGCGGATGGGCGATGCTTTCACCCAGTCTTGGAACCCTGTGTCATTCACGATTTGCGTGAAGTCAGGATGCTCTTGCGATAGCTTCTGCTGAATCTGCATCTTTTTGAAGTCTTGGCTAGCAATTTTGGCCGCGACCACATCTGGATGCTTGTCGATTGTCGATTGAACCGCCTTTTGCGGGTTCTCAAAAAAATCTACTTCCGGTTCATCTTGTGTAGCTGGCTGCTTAGAACCTAAGTTTTGTTTGATCAACTCGTCGGCCAATTTACGGACTTCACCGACCTCTTGGGCCTGTTTGCCAATTAGCTTTTCAGCCTCTTGGTGCATCCGCACAATTTCCTCCAAACTTTTTTCCCTGTATTTCTCAGGAAGTTCGTTCTTTTGCTCTTCGACTTCAAGTTCGCCAAGTTCTTCTGGTTCTTTGTCAATCAACATACTGGTTCCTGCCTTTTGGGTTGTAGGAGAATCAACGCGACATTTGTGTTTATGCGTTGGCTTTGCGCTCTGCGGCTAACTTATCGCGGTGCTTTTGGTCAAATTTCATCCATGAAGAAGGAAAATTGCCCGACCACCCCTCTAGGTTAATCGCAGGTGCGCTGATAACACGATGGGCAAGCCCACCGCATCCACACGGCACTTCAGCAGTCTCATAATCTGCCAAAGCCTCTGTGCGATGTCCGCTTTTGCAGACAAATTCATACATTCTTTTCATTTAAGTCCTCATACGCTCGTTCACTGACCCCTTTCAGGGTTGTCAGCCAAGTCATAATCGAAATCTCACCTTTGCGAAATTGTAGACTTTTTTCATCCGCAATGGTAGAGATGTTGTTCATTGCTTGCAACATCAGGTTGGCGTCCTCCATCAGGTCTTTCCAACCAGGATGCGTAAACAGGTCAAACCTGTCTTCATAATACTTTTGAAGTTCTGGTGACATTTTTAACCTTTTACGTGTCCAGCAATCCAGGCCACGACAGCGCCAATGGACGATGCGATGGTCATGCCAGCCCAGAACCCGCCACGGCCTTTGTTTGCCAAGGCAAGCAGTTCGTCAAGCTGGTGTTCCATCTTGTCAAGTTTCTTGTCCACGACTTCAAAGCGGCGCTCATAGTCCTGCACCTTTTGGTACAGCGCACCATACTTAACTGGGTCGATCTCTGGCGTGTCCATTTATTTAACTCCTGCTATTGCTTGCCAAGCGTTGAAGAGGCCTTGGGCGTCAGTGGCGTGTCCGTCAGCCTTTTCTGCCAGCTCTGAATATTCGCGAGTGCATTGCTCGAATACGACACTGAGGGTGTTGGTGTACTCAATGAGGG